GGATAAGTTTGCCCATTTACGCCACCCCACATTCCCAAAGCTTCTACTTTATAAATATCGATAGCAGATTTTTTGAGCTCTTCCATCGCGATGTCGTAAACTTCTTTATCTCTAAATTCATTAATTCGATAATTTGAAATATGTAAAGCAAGCCCAAAACCGTATCCACCAGGCAGCATATAGTTTTCATCAATCCATTCCATGTGTGTAATTTTTGGATTATCTAATGTTTCAAAATCATCGTTTAAGCGACCTTTAAAAAATACTTCATTAAGCCAATGAGTTTCTTTCCAAGCATTGAATAAAAATGTAAATTGAAAAAATAATCCTTCAGGAAGCGCACCCCTTAAAGATGCATCCAAAACTCTAAATTCTTCATAGCTTTTAATTTCAAAAGCTTCTTCGATATATACATCAGTAAAATATCCATTTTCAGCTTGAATGGATGTAATTTTATAAGGATTATCAAATCCACGAAAAATAATCACTTGCCCTGTATGAATTAAAGTAATAGTTAAATCACTTTTATTTATTTTAAATAATTTAAACAAACCCAACTTATTTATCATCGATAAAATCATGTTGTAAGTGCTTGTTTTTTGAGTGCTTTGAAATTGTCTAATAAAAATAATATTTCTTTTAGGATTTTCAAGAAGCTTAAAAACAGGTTCAATGCCGATGAAATTATAAGATTTTTTGCTATTTCTCGCACCTTTTAAACATCGATAGCGACAATGACAATTTGTAAACCAAACATTTTCATAGCCAGTTCCAATTAATTTGTAAATGTCAAGAATGATATTTTTTTCTTGAGTATTATTCCACCAACTTTTTGTGTTCGCTGTCATAATCGATTATGTCTTTTTTCTTTTCAATTTTTGGAACATTAGAAAGAATTTGAATATTTGGCATATCCTTTGCTGTGATTTCTAAATGGTCGGATTGACCTAATATTTGCTTTCCAAGCCAAATTGCCATATTGGCATTTTTTTCAGCTAGTTTAAATTGAATTCTTCTTAAGCTGGCTTTACCTTTAGATTTTCCTATTTCATAATGTTCTTCAAAATCTGGGTCTCTGTCTAATGTGGAAACACTACACCCCAAAACTGAAGCAATTTCTACTTTTGAGCATAAAATAGCACCTAAAGCTTCCACTTGCCTATAGTCAATTTGAAATCTTTTCTTCCCTGATTTTTTTAATTCACTTTCATCTTTCTTTTTTGTCATATTTTAATTCTTTTATATTTATATCCATAAGTTTTTGAATTTTTCTTCAGCCACCAATGTGAACCATCATCATAATTAAATGAAATTGGCCATTTAGCATTTTCAACAGCTTTTGCAAATTCTTTCGCTTTAAATCTTCCTGTTTTTTCAAATACATAGCGATAGCGATTTTTAGTGTTTGAGCCAACAGCAATAATTCCTAATTGCTTTTTGCTCGAAGCAGTATTTAATAAATCAGCTTTTGAAAAATTTCCACCACTTGGATGATTATGAACAATCATCATTTTTTCAGTAATTCCAGGTCTAACGCTTGTTGGTCCACCACTTCTAACTGAATGAGCAAAGCCATCTGCATCTATTGATGCAGCATATTCAATTGTTGCATCTTTGTATTGTTTTTCAAATTTTCGAATTGCTTGCTCTTGTGTTTTATTAACACTTCCGACATTTAATCGCGCTGGAAAAATAGAACTTCCTACACCACCGCCACCACCAAGATTTGCATTAGTAAAGCCACCACCCAATTGGCTGCTCATACTACTTGAGCCACGACCACCATTTAATTGAATTTCAAAATCTTTTGAACTTTCAATAATTTTTTTAATTTCTTGATTTTCAAAAATTGCATTAATATTATTAAACTTTTGACTTTTATTTTTCTTGATATTAAAAACTTCAAAATCGTTAAACACAATAAAATTATCATTAATTTTAACAAAATTTCTTTCTTTTAATAATTTTTCAAATTCATTTTTGCCCATTTTTTATTCTCTCCAAAATTTCATTTTTAAAATAAATTATCTTTTCTTTATTATAATCGATTTTATTTTCGCCATACACTAAAATTTTAATTGGCTCTAATCTTTTAACCATTTCTTTAAAGCCATTATAAAACATTTTTTTACTTTCTTCATTTTTAAAACTTCCAACAGTTGAAATTGCAACAACACTATTTTTTGCGATGCCATCGAAACAAAATTCAAAACTGCTTTCATCACTCCAGCTAATTGTTGGAATGACATTTAGTCCTTCATTTTGCCAAAATTGACCTAAAAGTCGGCTTCTATACACATTCCAAATTTGCATACTTTTTGGCATATCAACGTAAATCGAAAAATCTGGGCTCAGCACACAATCGAAATTTCTTAATAAATCAATATACTTTTCGGGCTCGTTCCAAAGTCTTTCAAATTGATAGTCATCGATGAAAAAATGAACTCCAAAATCATAAGTTTTTAAACTTTTGCAATAATTAAAACCAATTATTTTTTTAGGAATATAATCATTTTTAAAAATTATTGGCATATCAAATTTTCCTTCGCTTAATTCTTTATCAAAAAATTGCAAATTCATTTGATTGTCAGTTTTTGCTCTATCATTAATTTTTTCTTTTTCTTTTCCAATTTTAATATTTTCCATTTTAAAATCAAATCCAAAATTAGACATGTCAATGCCTAAGTCAATGTCATTTAATTCATCTATTAATTTATTTTGTTCCCAAATTGAAAATTCAGATACTCGATTGTCAGCTAATCGAAATGCTTTAATTTGATTTTCATTTAAATCATTAGCGACAATGCATGGAATTTCTTCCATCTTTAATTTCTTTGCAGCTTCAAATCTCGTGTGTCCACATACAATTTCGTTATTGGCATCAATTATTATTGGAACTTTAAAGCCGAATTCTTTAATTGAATTAGCAACAAATTTTACGCTTTCATTATTAATTCTTGGATTATTTTTATATTTTTTTAGTTCTTTTATATTTTTATAAATTATTTCCATATTTTTATTTTACCATTTATTTTAATTTTTTAAAAATAAAAATGTAATATTTTTATAAAAACTTGTTGACAAACTATTTAATTTTTACTATAATATAATCATAAGGAAGGTAAAGAATATGAATTGGAAAAATATTACTATCAACAAACAAAACATTAAAGGCGAAACAGCCAAGGCTTTTTTAATCCAGATGCCACATAAAAGTCAATTTGATGGATTTAGTTTTTGGCATCCTAAAAAATTAGTTAGACCAGGATGCAATTCTTATGCTTGTGAACTTGGCTACACTGATGAATGGACTTTTAAATTAGTTAAATATGGAAGCGGAAAATGGAACCAATTCGAACAAATCGATAGCACTTCAATTAATGCAGCTGACTTTGAAGAAGCATTTATGCCTTCAAATGATAATTTAAATCCAAAACAACCAGTTAATGAATTTGAAACTCACAAGCCAGAAACATTAACTCCAACAAAAGTTGAAGCATTAGATGAATTAAAAGAAAATTAAAAAAACTATTGACAATTTATTAATTAAAGGTTATAATATAAGTGTAAAAAGAAAGAGAGGAAAAAAATATGAAAAAGACAGTTATGTTTGAACGCAAAACAACAATTACTTACCCTGATGATAGACAACTTACTACACACGACCTTGTGTTCTTTGTTGTTGATACTGAAATTAAAAAAGCTTACTATGCTCGTTACGATAAAGATTGCGTAAAGTTTGATTTCAAGTTTGAAAAAGTTAATAAAGAACTTCCAAATTACAGATATGAATTTGTTAAAATTATTAAAACATTTGATAAAGAAATCTTTTGGAAAGAGCAAAAAAAAAGTGTAAATGAATATCTCGATGAACAACTTTCAAAGATTTGCAAGACAGACAATGCAATGATTAAAGGTTTTTATTCTAGAAAATGGAACTTTCAAGAAACAATGGATTTACCAAAAGTTATAAAAACATTAAACAATTTCAAAGAACTTAACAAATCACCATATAGCGATAGTTTCTATGACAGTAAAGATATTGATTGGAACTACAAGCCAGAAGGTTCACTTAGATTATCTGACCACTGGAACTTCTGGAGCCAAGGAAAAACACATTGCGAAGTTGAAGGCACTGATGGTGAAACAATTGAAAATTGCTGGATGTTATGCCAATTTAAAAATGGCAAGTATCATATAGTTGAAAGGTTTTAAAGTTATGACTAAAAAGAAAAAAGCAAATATTTACGAAAAAAGATTTCAAGAAATATTAGACAATAAATTGAAAGTGTCTTACATGGACACACTACATAGTTTGGTTGAATTAAAAAATGACATCATATCTGAGAATTACAATTTAATTGGAAGAATTGATGCATACATTAAAATATTCAAAGATTTTACTAGAAAATAAAAGTTGTGAGAAATCACAACTTTTTTACACTTTTCATAACTTTTTTATGATGTTTTTTCGCACTTTTCCAAAATTAATACAAATTGGGATGTTTTTTTCGATGAAATCATAAACAAAACATTTTTCTTTATTTTCACTTTTTCTTTGAATTCTCCCAACACTTTGAACAACCGCAACTTTATCTTTTATCGGTGAGCAAATAAAAAGTGTGTCAAGTTCTTTGCAATCCAGCCCTTCTTTACATAGTTGGAATGTAGACACAATTACATCATGATTAAAATCCGTATTTTTATCATTCGATTTTAAAAAGTGAGCATCCACTCCTTTTTGTTTTAGTAAAAATTCAAGTGCTTTACATTGTTCAATTCTTAAACATAAAGCAATACTTTTTTCACCTTTATTTTTAATAATTTCATTAGCGATAAATTCATTTCTTTCTTTAGAATAACATAATGTGTTGACTAAATTTACATAATCAATTGTCCCATCCGCATTTAAGAAATCATTTCTTAAGTTAAAATCATTTTCAATTTGTGTATAAAAAATAGGCAAACTTGCAACTTCATTTACTTCATAAATCACATCCCCAAGCAAAGCGAACATGCCTTTTGCAAGTCCATCTGCTCGATAAGGTGTAGCAGTTAATCCATACTTATATCTTGCATTTAAATTATTTAAAACATAACTCCACATATGCAATGCGCTTGCATTGTAAAATAATTTATGACATTCATCACAAATAATTACATTGAATTCATTTCGATAAATGTTTGGGTCAATTTTACACATCGTTTGAATTGTAGCAAATGTGATGTCTTTCCCAATATTAACTTTTCCATTAGTGATTTCACCAATTTCAGCAACTCTAAAAGTTTGCTCTGCAACTTTTTTACTTTGCTCTAATAATTTAGTTGTGTGTGTCAACCATAAAGTTTTTAATCCTAATTTTGCAATCAAAGCCATAGCCATTAAAGTTTTCCCACTTCCACATTTAGCAACTAAAATTCCATTTTTAGCATCTAACATTTTTTCGACTGCTTTTCTTTGATATTCATATAAATGAATTGATTTATTCCAACCGAATTTTGCAGGCTTTTTTTCAGTCAAATAATTTTCAACAAGCCCTTTTTGAAAATTCCACAAATCTTTAAACGCTCCAAAAGGAATTGCAACATCAAATCCATTTCGATAATATAGTTGTATCGTTTTGGGTGTAGTTTTAGTAAACAACCCCAATCTTTCTTTCTTTGCATATTCAGGATTTGCAATTGTATAATTTTTGTCAATATATTCCATTAAAAATGGACTAATATTCCTAATTACGATTTGGCTTCCAACTATGTATTCCATTTTTTTCTCCTTTCAAAACATCTTTAAAATCTAACCAATAAAATTTCGCTTCAACTTCAATCCATAATAAAAAATAACAAGGTATATTAAAATAATTTGCATAATTAAATGCCATTCTTTGATTTGGCTCAATTCTATAAAAATCAAAACTATCGATGCAATGTTTTACATCGATTAAACAAGCACTTTTTTCCAAGCTCAAAGCATCAATTGCGACTATATCGCAAGGCTGTCCATTTTTTCCTGGATTTAAAAATGTAGCCCAATATCCCTTTTCTTTTAAATAACTTAATGCTTTTTGCTCATATTCTTTTCCTAATTTTTCATTTCTCATTTCAATTTTACTCCTAAATAAAATGTGTTTCCATTGACTTTTTTCTTTGATATTTTTTTGCCCATTTCTACTCCGAATTTTGTTGCACTCATAGTCCACTCATTTCCATCTTTTGCCCAGTCATAATAAACTTTATAAAGATTTCTAGCTTGAATTAAATCTAAATCATTATTTGTAAAACGGATTTTTTCTTCAATAAATGTGCTTATTAAATCCATATCATTTTTATACTGATTTGTATCTTTTTTAATACTTTCACAATCGCCAAACCCATTTAAATCAAAATACATTTTAGCTCCGCGAATTGCCCAACCTAAAATCTGTGGAAGTTCTTCGCACAATTTATATTCAAGCATTTTATCAGCTGTATTTTCATCGAATATTTTGTAAAATCCAACTACACGCATTCTACGCCAAATGCCATTATCAGTTCCGTATATTTTAATTAATGAATTGCAAGCAATCCACAACTTAAAATTAGACTTAAATTCAAATTCTCTTCCATATAAAAATCTAGCGACCAAAGTATCTCCACCAGTCATTTGCTTAACAAGTCCTTCATTAAATCTTGCTCCATCACTTGGCTCATTAGTTCGAACAAATCTTGCTCCTTTTAATCTAGCAATATCAGTGTTAGCACTTCCACCACCATTAAAGTTTTTAGCCAAAATACTTTCAATTTGCATATTCAAAGCATACCCACCAAAAGCTTTTTCGATGACATTTAAAAATACACTTTTGCCATTTCCACCCCAACCAGTTAATTCGAATAAACATTGTTCGGTAGTTAAGCCAGTTAATGAATAGCCAATTGCTCTTTGAATGTAGCGAACTTTATCTCCATCGCCATCGAATATTTCATTCAAAAACTTAATCC